AGAACCCATTGGTGTAAATGACGTTGCAGGCCGAGCTTGAATCTCAGGGCTGCCCATAACTGCGGCACGACCAGGCGAGGCTTGTGGGTTAAGACTTGACAACATTTGTTGCGCTTCAGCCTTGGCCTCTTGGTTTAACTTAATGCGTTCTTCTTCGCCCGTACCTTTTGCGCCCATATAGGCTTGCAACACTTTAGCAAGTCCCGACAATGGACTAATTGGCGCTTGAATACCTTGGTAGCTTTGAATATCAACAGGTTGAAAAGCCTGCTGTTGCATAATCTGCGCTAACTTTTCGTTGCGCTGAATCGCCGCTAATCTAGTGTTGTAATCCAAATCCATGATTAAGTCCCCATGTCACCAGTGTATTTTGGCGCTTGAGCATTAGCCGAATCAAACATACCGCCAGTTTGTGCTTGACCAAGTTTAAGGCGAGCAATGTAGTCTTTATAATCCTGCATATCGCCTTGCTGATTAAACTGGTTGTACATTTTCATCGCATCTTGTACGCCGCCAAACGGGTTTTGAGCCGCTTGTTGACCCATTGATTGCGGCATCTCTTGTTGCCCTTGCAATGAAGTCTGCTGGGCTTGCTGTTGCAGCATCTGCGCCATTTTCTGTTGCGGAGAAAGGTTTACATATTGATTAAGCATCGCAATTCCTTAATAACTCTAAAGTAGGCAACAAGGCAGACTTTAGTGCCGCCATGTTTATTTTATATTTTTCATGCAAATTTGGGTGTTTTTCTTTCATCCATGCCACTCGATCCGCTGAGTGCGCCAAATACGCTGTGCAATCGTAACAATCAAGGCTTGAATGGTCGATTGCATAATGTTCTGGTAACTGGCATTGAGTCCGTAAAAACGCCAAAACTTCTTCTTTAGTCCATGTTTCTATCGGTTGAATGTAAGTCACACCATTCACTACCGACCCATGCCTAGCCGTGGATTTGTGGCTTTCATCAAGCCTTTGCCCACGAATCAAATGCGTAATGCCACGTTTAGCTATCGCCTCTGTAAGAGGTTGCCCAACGTTTGACCAACAGCAATTCAAATAACTCTGCACTCGTACTGGCTTGTCACCCGCAAACACCATGCCATCGAGGGTATGGTCAACCGGCACAACATCACTTGGATAGCCGTAAAACTTAATTTGCTGCTCTTGGTCTGATTTGACCTCAATAAACTCAACTGCCTCTGCTTTGACCTGTTCAATGATTTCCATCGTTTCAGGGTAAGACTTGCCAGTATTTGCCCAAAAGACGATGGGATTCTTTTCACGGTACAAATACCAACACGCTAAAGAATCCTTCCCGCCTGAGAAAGCTAGTCCAAGCATTAGAAATAAGCCATTGCCGCAGTCGATGCCAAACTGGTAACTCCTTGAATACCTGCATTAGCGCCTGCTTGCTGAATACCGTACCGTGACATATCAGCTTGCCCCTGTGCTTGCGTACCCGCAAAGGTTGGCGCTGGTGCAACTGACGTACCTTGGTAACCTTGGAATTGTGGCAACTGAATCTGCGATCCACCCATAAGCCCAATAACTTCATTAATAGGTTGCGCCCGTAACGTCAAATCCTGACCCAATTGCTGTTGCTGCGCCATGTTTTGAAATTGCGCTTTTTGCAATGCTTGATTGTATTGTTGGCCTTGTGACGTAATCCCTTGACCAAAGTTTTGACCAACGGCAGCATTTGCAAGTTGATCGGCTGTAACGCCTTGACCAAAATTTTGACTTACCGCTTGGTTGTACAACCCTGCGCCAGCTAATTGGGCTTGATTGCCAAACGTGCCAAGTGTATTTAACTCGTTGAGGCCTTGTTGCCGAGCCGCCATGTCAAGGTTTATGCCTTGTAACGCCGCTTGGTTATACAAATCATTCTTGCTCATTTCACGATTTCTAAACGCTGCATCGTAGGCAGCTGTGCCAGGCGCTAACCCTTGGTTTGCCAACGCTTGTTTAAAAGATACATCGCCTGCCTGAATTGTAGGATCAAGCCTTGAAAGAATTGCTTGCTGTGCGCTTATGCCTGCATTTGTAGGCATTTGCGTTAAATCGCTAGTGTTTAAGCCGTACTGCAATGGCACTTCGCCTCTAGCTAAACCATAAGTTCCTGCACCTGTTTTAGCTTGCGCTAACCCATACTGGTCGGCTAATGGTACGGCTTGATACCCGCCGAAATCATGTTGAATTTCGGTAGTGGTTGGTACAAAAGATTGTGACAACGTATTTGAGGCATTTTGAATACCTCTTTCGCCAAGATTAGCCAATGCGGTTTGCACACGCATTTGTGAATCTAAAGTTTGTTGCGCTTGTGGCGTTAAAGTTTGAGTAACAGTTGGAACTCCACCACCAGTCATAAACCCTTCACGGGTTGGCGCAGCACCTCGCCGTGCATTAGCTAAATCAAAACCCGCTTGGTCAAAACTTGTTTGACCGCCTTCGCCAGACCGATAATAAGAATTTGGATCAATTTTATCTGCGTTGTATTTAGCCAACGCAGTTTCATATCCAGATTGGTCAAATGTTGGGCCTGAATACGTCACCGTTTGGTTGCCAAACGGAGTGTACATATTTGGGTTAGACATAATATTGGACTGTTTAGCCGCTGCAAGGTTATCAATACCTTGTTGCTTGGCTGCACCCAAATAATCCGGTGCTGGCGGTGCTGATGCTGACTTACCCATTTTCTACCCCTAGAAACCGGCACTTTTCCCGTGCCAATGTCAAAAATATAATATCGCCATCCGGTGCTGCATCTTTTACCCTTGCTTCTTCAACAAAACCCATCTTGGTAACTAATTTTAGGCTTTTTGCATGGGTACTGCTCACCGGCACAATAATCTTTTTTACCTTACAAAACTCAAAAGGGTAATTAAATATCGCTTTTAAATACCCTTTTGTCATACGTCCTTCAATTGCTATGTGGCACACAATCGAGGCTTGATTCCAATTCTCGTAAATCACGCCTGCAATAATCTGACCGTCACGCTCTAATCCAATTGCCTGCGACCCGTCTGCAAAATACTTACCTTGTACTCGTTCAGCAACCCAATAACCTATTTCAGCGCCTTGGGTTATATGCCACCCCAACCTTGTTGGTAAACAATGTCCGTCGATGCCCATAGAATTGTCGTTCCTTGAGAGGCAGATTTAAACTGTGTTGCAGCGCAATAACCAATGCCTGTCACGCCTTGCCAGTTATTTGTAATAACCGTATCTGTAGCCCAATAGCCAACATCCCACAACGCAACGTCCCATTTAGCAGATACTTGTGGGCTAAAACTTAACGCCGCAGTCGTATCTGCCAAGTCAAAATCCATATTTAAACCAATGAATATTGACGGTGTGCCATTAGTAAAGATCGAGGGTCTGGCTCTAGTGAAATACTTTTTGTACCCACGGGCATCAAAGTAATTAAACGCTTGCAACGCATAGCCATTTATGTCGCTTACGTCATCAGCGTAATTGTCATCCCACGCATGGGCAACAAACCCATTGCCGCCCCAGTACGGCTCGTTGTCAAAGATTGCCCAACAGTTAGCATACTGGCCTGTGAAGTTGCACCAGGCTTTAGTGATGTTATTCATCACATATTGCTGTTGTTGACCTTCAGCAACCGGCACATTTACAGTCAAAGCGTTATGTTGTGGGTCAAAAATAATATCCCACCCAAAATTACCGCCATATTGTTGCGTTGCAGCGGTAAATGCACCTTGAATCTTGTCAGACAGAGCAACACGGGGATCAAGTCTAGATGATTGCAGGCTTGCGGCAAGTGGATACAGACCGTTGTAAGTCAGCATCAACATATCGCCGCCGTACTTTAGTAGGCATCGCTTGCCAACGGGCTTACCAACCCTCCAAACGCCGATTAGCGCCCATTTCGTAGCATCTGAGGGATCAGTACCCGCCCAAACAATAATCTCGCCATTGGACGTTATAAACACTAGGTTATCGTCTACGCCGTAGCCTGCATCAATTGTCCACGTTCCCACGGCAACCAAGAATCCACCAAGTTGGGCAACCGAACTCATGTCAATTGCGGCAGCTGCGCCTGCAATGCTCAAAGTCGGCAAATACCATGCTTTAAGCGAATTGTTTTGCGTAAACCAAACTTGGTTCTTAAAAATAGCAATATTGCTTAGACTACTCGCTGTTACGCCAGTAATTGTTGGGTTTGTCCATACTGACCCGTTATACAG